TTGATACTCACGCCCTGCCTGCCTTGCAGCGCCGCGCCGGCGTCAGACAGACCGGCAAACGCCAGCATACGTCTCTGCGTTTTGGACAGGCTCTCGTATGGGTCTTTTGGCACCGAATTCGCCGTTTGCGCTGCCAGAAGCTGTTGGATCAGCGCCATGTTGTTCTGCGATGGGGCCGAGGCCACGGGGGCCGGAGCGGCAGAAGCCCGCAGAAGCGGAATGTTTGGTCCGACGTCTGCAGGTAAAACCTCTGGCGCCTCCAAACGCGCAGCCATAGGCTCAGCCATAGGCGCGGTCGAAGGTCCGTTCAAGAACTCTATTTCGTTTTCTGCGGCCTCCATTCCGGGCTCGGCGTCGAATGCGCTGCTAATGTTTGCTGCCTGCAGCTTGGCAATATCTTCTGCGCTTAAAATGTAAGGTTCCATGCTATTTTCCATATCCAAATCCAGTGCCGAGAGAGCCTGCCCCCTGCATCACGCTGCCGAACGCCTTGAGCCCGCCAAACGGATCTCTTGTCGATACTGTCCCAAGTCCGGCTGGAACCCCAGATCCGGCTTGCAGTAGAGAGCTTAGTCGTGTGAGCGGATCTTGCTGCTCTTGTTGGAACGCCGCATAGTCAGCCTGCAGCTGCGCTTGGTCGAGCGCTTGCTGCGTTCCTCCGGCCGTCATCTGCGCGCCGAGGCCCGCCAACTGCGACTGCAGCTGGTCGTTGGATAACCCCGCCATCGCGTTTGCCGCGCCGCTTTGAATTCCAGCTGTGTTGAACTGGCCTTGGTAGTCGGCCATCCCCGCTGCCTGATTGTATCCCGACTGCTGAAGCGCGAACTGGTTCTGGGCGGCCTGATTGGCTGCCGCTGCCGCTTGGTCCGCTGAGGCTTGTTGCGCAGCCCTCTGGTTTGCTGCCGCAGCCTGCGCTGCCGCCGCTTGATTTGCAGCTGCCGCGTTAGAGGCCGCCGCTTGCTGTTCGTATCCCGCCTGCTGAGACATGAACTGATTGGCAACGCCAGCGTTTGCCGCGCGCGCCGCCTGCTCAAGCTGCGCCTGCTGGGTCGCAAATTGATTTGACGCTCCGACGTTAGCTGACCTCGACGCCTGCTCAAGCTGGGCTTGTTGGGACGCGAATTGGTTTGCTGCCGCCATGTTGCCGGCTCGGGCAGCTTGGTCGCGCTGAGCGCCCGCCTCTCGGGCCTGCTGGCCAAGTGTCTCGGCGGTCATCTGCTGGCCTGACTGGAGGCCACGAGCCGACTGGACGTTGCCAATGTCGAACTGGCCTGCCTGCAGCGCTTGCGAGTATGCCTTCTCGTTCAGACCGCTGATTAAGTCTGCCGCCTGTTTTCCGTAAGCCTCGCGAGTGGCTGCCTCGGCAACGCCCTGACGGGATCCGCCGAATGCATTGGCCGCAGTGGCCTGCGCGCCCATCTGGTTTAGCGCCTGCTCTTGGGCACCGCCCAAAGTTTGCAGGCTGCGATTAATTACGTTCTGGGTGTATGGCGACATGTACTGGCTAAAGTCTGTTGAGGCCAGCTGGTTGACGTCAATCTGCCCCGGCGCTTGGGCCGCTGATACGGCGCCGGTGCCGTCAATGCCCCGCGCCATTCCAAGCTGGGCCGCGCTAAATCTCTCCGCGTCCCCGAGCTGAGCCGCTCCAAACCTTTCCGTGTCCCCCATTTGGGCTGCACGAAATCTTTCGGTTCCGTATCTTTCCGTGTCCGCTATCTGAGACGAGCTCATGCCTGCCGCGTCTCCGAGCTGAGCTGCCGCAGCGGCGTTAGGGTCGAAGCTAGTCAGCCCGCGCTGCACGGAGCTTGCGTCTTGAAACGCCTGCCCGCTCGTGTCCAGACCGCCAAACCCAGACAATGCCTGATTTTGCATGTCAGAAAATCCGGCAATCATATCGCCCTCGTATGGCGTATATTCCTTGTTACCGATTTCCACGCCGAGCGGCAGGATGTTTTCGCGGATGAAATCTTCCTGCCACTGCGGCATCTTCGATGTTTGTGTTGTGGTCGATCCCATCAGGTCAGCTCCAGTTCAAAGTGCGTGTACATTTCGCGAAACGAAGCCGCTTCTGCGTATTTAGTAAAGCCCCGGCGGGCGTCAGTTTCTATAGCGTCCATTTTAGCGTCTTTCGCCACTTTTGTCAAAATGGACAGCGCTTCGCTACCCCATAGGTGCATCTTCTCTCCGCCCATCCACTCAATCTTGAGATTGCGGCGCAGCGGCTGCTTCACAATGCACGTCACGACGGCGGCCATAGCCTCCCCGTCGACGTAGGCCAACCACAATAGTGACGCTCCATTTCGCAGGTCGCTCACTATGTGATCCATCGACACGTTTTGACTTTGGCGGCGGACCGCCGGCTCCAGTAGGCGGACGGCGTCGTGCAAGACGGCCTCGACATCTCCCGGAAGTATCGGTTTTAAGTCGACTGGCGATTTCATTTGCACGACATCACCCATGGAGCCTCGTAATCGACAAAGTTGACGCCGGGATCGCCGGGACTGGCGACGCTGCGGCCGTGTAGTTTAATAGCCCGCTCGTGCTGTCAAACATATAATTTACTTCTATATAGTCGCCCGCTGCCACTGTGAAAATTTGAGTGCGTGAAGTGACGACCGTTGCGTTGTTTTGGTGCAGTGCCGTAGCCATGCCGCCATTCGCAACGGCTGTCCCGTTTAGACTTGGCCAAAAATAAAAGTGTACGGTGCTGCTCGAGGTGGATGAAATTTGCGCAGAAAACGCCAAAACGTATTCTCCGGGCTCCTCGAACACGATGCGAGACGCCGGAGTTCCCTGCGTGATGCCGGAGTTGCCAGACGGCGCGTCATAAGTCAGCTTGTAGGCAGTGTTGGCGACTGCGGCCGTAACGTCGGCCGTCTTGACAAAATTAGCGTGGCCGTCTTCTAGAACGATCTGGCGCCATTCTCCACCTTTAGACACCACCGGATATCCATTGACTGGATCCCACAGCAAGACGCCATTCTCAGAAGCCGAAGACGACGCGTCCTTAAAGCTGAGCTGGTCAAGTGCCAGCCCAAGGTAGCGACGCATACTCTCGGCCCATTGGTTAATGTTTTCCGTAACCGGTGGGAGTATCCGGCTCACCTGCGGCCGCCAGCCACGGCGTCCAACCGCATGATGCCGACGCGCCAATCTGACGACGCGTCACCGGTGATACGCATCCTGATCTGACGCCCCGTGAAGCGAAAACTAGTCGGGTTAGCCATGCTGAAGGGCCCGTAATCTCGCTGAGTGTCCGTCGGGTAAAAGCGCGTCTTAAATGTGGCGCTGACGTCCCCCAGAGTATTCTCGTCTGGGATCATGCCCCGGACGGACATAACTTGCTCGCCGACGCCAATGGCGATTGGGCCGGTTTCGGCAAACGGAGTCTGATTTCCGTAGTCAAAGCCGATCTCCTGCTCGTATAGAGTGCCGTCAGCGGCAATCCAAAACGGCTGGCGAAACACTCCGCGATCCACGCCGGCGGTGCGGTCAATCGTGCCGGTGGTCCATATCTGCTCTGCATAGTCGAACGAAACGTAGCTGTCGCATTCCGTGCTGCTCTCGCTAGGATAGAACCACCATATCTCGCTAAACCGGCTGTTCACGACTGCGTGTACTTTTGACTTCTGGTCGATGTTAATGTCGCTGAAAACGTAGTCGGCGACGTCGCACGGCAGTTCCTGCACAGCCCCACCGGAATAAACGAAGAACGAGCGCTGCCCCATCCAGATGACGCCCGCGTCGACAGACGCCGCCGCGTTTGCCGCGATTAATCCGCAGCTAGTGCCAACCCGCTCAAACCCATACACATACGGCGGTCCGGAATATGTGGCCGCATGTGCGTCTTGATCTGTAAGTATCAAAGACTGGCCGCGTGTACGCAGCCCCTTTAGGATAACGCCGTTAGTCTGGAGCTGGATGTCGCCGGCCTCGTTCGTCGTGGCCGCAGTCCAAGTGTTGTTATCCTCGCGGTCGGACCACGAGATCTTACGCGGATCTCCACCCGCCCCAAACGCGAAAACGAAACGTTCTTCCGTGACCATCATGCCGGAACAGCTCGTGGGCGCGTTAGACAGGACAGCGGCTGGCGTCCCGCCGCTTAGCTGCCACTGGTAAATCTTTCCGTCGTCGGCGGTGCAGCCCAGAAGATACTCGCCGAAATTGTCCAAGCTCCACGTCGTGGCCGGCAAAACGCTACCAGTATCTGGGCGAGGTAGTCCGTACAAGTCATCTCCATAAGGCCCGCCGCCGAAGCCAGTGAACGCCGTGGCGTCCACCCGTCCGGCAGTGAACCCGGCGGGCGTGATGTCGCTGACAACATCTCCAGAGTTCATGGCGTACAATTTGTCGTGCGTCCCAAAGGCGATGCGCCGGTTGTTGGTGTTGTCCTCCCACGCCACCATCGTGCGGACCACGCCGCTAATGTCTACGCTTCCGCGCTGACGCCAGCCTCCGACGGGACGCAAAGCGCCCTCGTGCCAACGTATTAAGTTTGCATCGCGCCAGCGGCCCTGAGACTGATACTCCGTGCCGTTTCGGTATTGACCGGGTGGTAGATTAATCGGTATTAGAGGCATCTGCTCGCCTCCTA